TCCGCCAGCGACATTGCCGCAGAAGGTTACGTCCTATCTGATGAGATGCCGGAGAAGAACGAGCCCATCTATAGGTCAGAGGATGTGATTGCGGTCAGAGCAAAGAAAAAGACATCGAAGAATGGAAACGATTATCTCAGCGTAGAGTTTCAATGCGATGGGGTTTACTGGCCTCAAAGCACTGCGCTCATGATCGGCATGAAGGGTAAGGCCGGAGATATGGCTCGGATCAAGTGGAATAAGATGACGGGTTCAAACAAGTATCCTTACAGCATTGACCTAGCGGTGAAGCTAATCAATGAGGTTGGGGTATTTGACAAGATCAAACAGGTTAACTTAAAGAAAGAGGGTAAGTACTGGAATGTCATTGGAGTCAATTTTTGAACGAATCGACGAGGCCATCGTCGAACAGAACGATCGTAACAGAGGTCACATGGGGTTCAGTATCATCGGCGATGACGATGAGCGTAAGATCTGGATGAACTTTTACTGGTGCTTGAGGCCAGACTTCGGAGGCAGAATGCTGAGGTTGTTTGATCTAGGGCAGCGCATCGAAGATCAAGTGGTTGACTACCTCACTTCGACCAAAGTGATAGGTGTATCGCCAGTCGATAAGGATGGTAAGCAATACAGGGCATCTGCCTTTGGCGGACACTTTGCTGGATCTTGTGATGGCTTTGTCAGAAAGATACCACCTAACCTGGAAGAGATAGTCTTGCTCGAGATCAAGAGCGCAAACGATAAACGATTCAAAGAACTTGTAAAGCTTCAGGATTATCAAGGTTGGAGTAAGACATACCAGTGGCAGATCCACTCTTACATGGGGGTCTTTGGTGTCAATCGAACCCTAGTTGTCGTAGTCAATAAGAATAATAGCGAGATCTATTCTGAACTTATTGATTACAACCCATCGATATGGGAACAGGCACAAGAAAAGGCACATCGATTGATCACCAGTGATGTAGTCCCTGATGGTATGAGCGAAAAGGATTGGCGATTAAAGAATGAATCGCATGTGTATCGTGAGGTTTATCTTGGACGGCGCTTGCCCTCATCTGTGAACTGTAGAAACTGCATCAAGTCAAAGCCCATCACAGACTCAAATGGAGCCGTCTGGTGGTGCGATAGATTCAGCAAGAGTCTTACCATTGAAGAGCAGAAAGATGGCTGTAGCGAGCACCTATGGATGCCTGCGCTGGTTCCTGCTGAGCATATCCCAGAGGACAGCACTGACGACAAGATCGCCTATCGATCTGGAATAGTTGTGTTCTTTAATGCGGTATCTAAAGGACTTGACAAACAGTCATTTAGTAGTCCTGAGTTGCGAGAACTATCTAAGACCAACTTTGATCCTGATCTGATGATGGGCTCTGCTCAGAACATTCGGAACACGTTTGATGCTGAGTTCGTAAATGTGCATGTGATGGATGAGGATCAAGTACCGTTCTAGGTGGCCACTCTCTCGGATCCTTGATGATTTGGATGATGACGCCAGGGTGTAAAGCTTCGACAAGTTTCTTCTTTAGCGAGAACACTTGAGTGAGCACACCCTTGGTGTCCTCTACCACATACTGATCTTTGCACCAGTATCTAAAGTCTGCGATGTACTTGCAGATCTTCTTGCCTTCTACCACGCATTCATAAGGAACCTGAACCTCAACGTTCTCAATCTCACCATCCTCCTCTCTTGCTTTGAGGATCTTGTATCGAGCAGCTTCAAGCTTTGAATCAAACTTAACACCATCGTACTCAACCTTCTGGGCAAAGTACTTTCCGGTTTTCTTTTTGCGTTGTGGTAGCAAGAGATTAGGAACCTAACAGTTTGTCTAATTCTATATCTCTCAGTGCATCTATGCCACGGTCAAACAAAGACTGGCTAGGTGGCGGACTTGGTGGAGGCACAGCACCTGGCGTAGGTGGTGGCATGATACTAGGTGGCGCTTGCTGCGCTCTTTGTTCTTCAATAGCTTTTGGAGTGTATCGCCTTTGGGCAAAATCTCTGTACTGTTCTTGTATATCGCTCATATCGATTGGATTAGAAAGCTTATTGTCCGCGCTTCTTCTGGCTTCAATAATAACCTCAGAGCTTGGAAAGAATGGCACAAAACGCTTAGAGAGAAGGTCTTTAATATGAGGCGTCTTAGCTTTCTTTAATGATTTATATATAGCGTATTTATCAAGACCAAGTTTTTTCGCATCATCAATAGCAACACTTAAGTCACGCAATGCTTTAAACCTTTGCTCGTTTGCGGCGATATACGCTTTAGTCATTGACTCTGCGTCTGCATTACCTCTTGACTTAGCGATTTGGTTAAAGATGCGGGATGCTTCTCTAACTTGTCGAGCAGCTTCGTAACCTCTGTATTCTAAGGTTCTTTCTAAATCAGGCTTGATTGTTTTTACACCGCTTAATGCTTCTACAATTTCACCCGCAGCATCAAGTCTTTGTCCTTTCCTGTTAACACCAGCCTCTTCACTAGCGCCAAGCATTTGACCTACTGCTCTAGGAAAGTCTTTAACTTCTACGTTTAAGTTGATTGGACTTGAAATGTCACCTTTAATGTTAAACGGCAAAGCTCCAGGCGTTAAGCCTTCAGCTATGTGAGAAAAACCTTTAGCAAACTTTAACCCAAGCGGATCAGCTTCGTTGTATACCTGACCACCATAGTTGTTTTTATTTCTTAAAACATCAAGACCTTTTTCGGTGACGATTGATTCACTAAGAAACGGAGAAAAGAACTCAGTTCCGCTTTCATAAACAGCATCAAAAGCAATACTTGTCAAGTCTTTTTCTGCGGCAACACCATTGTTGACTGCGTTAAGAACAGCCCTTGCTGGCCTTGTCACATAGTCGTAAGGGTTGGTGTAAGAGAAGTTATACATCTCAGTAATCTTGCCGTCCTTGTCTGTACCGATGGGGATAAGCATTGCGTTCTTTTCCCACGGCATAGCAAAAGATCTTTTATAGGCTTCGACTTGTTCTTGAGTTGCTCCGGTTAGCATCATTGCGCTTGCCGAAAGGCCACCAGCGATACCTCCATCTACAGCAATAGAGCCCATCAACCTTCTCATTCCTATGGCTCTAATTTCCGCAGACTCACTGGATAGTTCTTTGATTGATCTACCAAGAACATTACCACTGGTTCGAATAATTTCAGCAGGAAAGGCAATGAAGTTTCCTACCGGCAGTTTTCGTAATGTCTTTATAAACTCAGGAACTCTTGAGTAGTTCGGAACTGTATCTTTTACAATCTCTGCGGCTTCTCTTTCAAGAAAAGTATCAAGCTCTTTACCTTTAAGCTGCGATGGCGTTATGCCACGGCGCTGAAGATCTAAAATGTTTCTAGGATCTGTTACAGGAATATTTGTTGCGCCTTTACTAAAGGCATCTTTTAATCGACCAAGCTCCATCTGATAACTGTATATCTTCCAGATGTCATCAGAACCTTGATACAACTTACCGGCAAACCTGTTCTGAGTATTTTCCGCAATTTCTAAGGCTTTTTTCATTACCTTGCCACCAAGTATGCCTGATTCTGCTTCAAGAGCATCTTTAAACAAGCTTTCAAATTCACCTATTTTTGCGTTTGAGTTGACAACTCCAAGCCTTATCATCTTCTGGTAAAACTCATCAATAGCTTGCTTTGATCCAGCCTTGAAGTTACTTCCTGCAACACCAAAACCTTCTCCGATTTCTCTTTGTCCAATCTGACTAAAAACAGTTTGCGCTGACTTAAGCAGATTCTCTCCGTTACCGAAGTTTCCATTTTTTAATGCAAAGAACGCAGCAGTCGTAGCGTTTCTTATTTGTGTGATAGGGCTGTACACAGTCTTGGCAACCTGAGACATACCTTTTAATCCCAGGAAAGTAGCATACAGTTTATTTAGGGGGCCATCGCCAATAGCTGTTGGAGCATCTTCTAGTGCTCTAAGATAATCTTTCTTAACGTACTTGCCTGCAAGAGGACCATACTTCATTCGCATGGCCTCAGTAATCTCTCCGGTTTGATTAGAGCCAAATCCTATTCGACCATATTGATCAAGACCTTCTAAGGTAGGAGGAGGTGCATCTAATATGAACTTGCTTTCTTGCGGAAGAGAATCGTTATACTTGATAAGATTTTTAAAGTAACTGGCAGAAGCTAATTGTTTCGATATAACATCAACAGTCTCAACCGCCTTAGTTCTTAAACCTATTCTTTGTTCTTCTAAGCTTCGCTGCCGTATAACTCTGTCATCATACGAACCGCCTTGTCTAGTTATTCTCCCAACAACGTCAGAACCGCCTGAGTACTCCCCTAAGAAATCTCTAATTGCAGGAAGATTATCAAGCTTTCTTCCTTTCAAAACGCCTTGAGAGACACCTCTCAAAGTATCATCTTCGAACATCATGTTCGGTTTCATCTTAGCGTTCTGAAAGTTTACTGTGCTCCGTATAGCATTGAGCTGAGACATGGCATCTGACTCGGATAATTCTTTACCAGATTGTCTAGCTACTTCTTGTAGTTCTTCTAAAGCAGCGCTTATCTGCTCTTTGTTTGGAACATAACCGTCCCTAGCTTTAATGGTTCTATAAAGCCTAGTTCCATAATAGCCTACGTTAGTATTGCCAATGGTTTCTATTAATTGCTTTTGTAACTCTGGATTAAGGAACTGATCTTCTGCGGCTAAACTTCTTGAAAGATCGTCTATACCCTCCCTAAATCTAGCAGCAGAATTAACTAAGCTATAATTCCTGTCTCCAAATAAAGATTTAACTTTCTTTGATCTTAGTTTTCCATCAAAGCTTTCCAGAACATTTTTGCCTCTCTGCTTTACCATGTCACGGCTAAGACCCTTCTTTGGCTCGGCAAACATAAAGTCATTAAGAGCGTTTAAAATTGCTCTTTCATCTACTTCGTTAAGGTCGCCTGACTGTTTTAATGCTTTTAAGGCGCCGTCTATTTCTTCAAAGTTGTTTCTTGCTAATTGATTGCTTGCCGCTACGTCTTGCATCTTGATTGCGTCAAGTTGTTTAGCAACTTCATTAGGCATTCTGCCTTGGAAAGTTAAGTTATTTTTTAAACTGTTATATGTTTTATCTATAACTCTTTTTCTAAGCTGAGGGTTTTCTAAAGTCTCATCGACTCCAGTCAACCTATACAAGTTCTCTCTATCTTTAATGGCATCTAAAGCGCCTTCAGCTTTTTTAGCTACCTTCTGAGTCACATCTGTTTTGGCAAGAACATCTGCTCCGGCGCCTATGCCAGAGGCAATACCTTTTAGAAGCAATGGTGCGCCAAGAACAAAACCAGCGCCCTCTGCGGCAACTTTAATTCTGTTGTTAAGCTCTGCGGCTGCTCTTTCGGACCCTTCAAGGTCTTCTGTATCTATACGCTTTGTTGGACCTCCATCAAAGAAGTCACCAAGTGTCTCCACATCAGGAGTTGTTGCAGCGATATCTGCAAGGCCAAAGGCGCCAAGTTCACCTGCTTTGCCTAACTTGTATGCGCGAGCAGCCTTTGCGGCTAAACCGCCTGGAACGGCAAACTGAGTAATAAACTTTGTAGCTTCGCCTACGGTGGTCGATGTGTTTGGCTTAAACTGGGCGTAAAACTTTCTTACTTTTTCAGCTTGATTGCTGTCATCTGAAAAGTAATCTATTAGTTCTGCGGGTAAACTAGATAAACCCTCCACACCACCAACCAGTCCAGCACCTACGCCTCGAGCAATCTCTCCTGCGACACTGACATCTTCTTCGCCAAACTGTGCGCCACGCTCAACAGGCATGGGGTTGTTGTCATAAAAGACCTGAGCCTTCTGTCTAGCAACACTTTCATCTTCAGTATCTACTTTTACTGAACGACCGTCTGGAAGCCTAACCTTTATCATAATATTATTTCATTGCCATCTGCGTCTTTTGCAGCTTCTCCAGGCTCAGTTTCCCCCGCTAGTAAAGCTGCCACACGCTCTAACTCTTTTATTCTTTCAGGGCTTGGTATTCCCCCCATGGACTTTATTTCTTCTTGAATGAATAAAGTCAGATAATCTTGTTTAGTCTTTTTCTTCTCTCCCAGCAACAAGTTTAAGACTTCTTCGTCTTTCATTTCTGGCTGAAGCTTCTTGATGAGTTCAAGGTTCTTCATCATTGCAGTCTTGCCAGCTTCTTCTCCCTTGCGTATTGCAGCTTCTTCTACATCGTACTCTCTTTTACCTTCATAAAAATCAACAAGCGGATTGCGTTTAGTAAAACCAGCCGTAGGTTTAGCAACCTTCATTAGTCCAGCTTGGATCCTTGGATCCCCAAGATAATCTCCGATTCTTGAGAAGATACTTGGATCTGGAGGAGGAGGAGGAGGACCGCCATCGCCGCCTGTACCGCCTGTATCGACACTTGACGATGTTACCGCTGGATCTGTGACCACTTCTTCTTCATCCTCTAAAAGATTTGGAAGAAGAACTCCTAATCCGGCTACTCCTCCCACGCCTGCTGCGGTTGTCAAAGCTTTATTTCTTGCTGCAACTTCTCCGGCACTTCTAGCTAAAGATCCAATACCTCTTGCGCCTGCACCTGCTCCGGCAGCAATTCTTGCGTCTAAATCAAGAAAGCCTTTTTTCGCAGGAGGAGGAGGTAGTAACAACTGATCTTCTTGAACAGGTTGTTCTTCTTTTTTAGCTTGTCTTCTACTTCTTCGAGTGCTTTTTGCAGCTTGAGTTCCACCTTCAACCGCTTGATCAGAAAGTATAGGTAAGTATTCTCTTGCTCTTGGTGTTCCATAAACGCCTGTATCAGGAAGTCCGCCGACTATATCTAATTCGTCTCTTGTTCTTCCGTAATCTGTTAAGTCAGGAAGATCCATTTCTTCTACAACTTCTTCAACGTCATCACCAGCGCGTCTTACATTTGCCGGTGACAAAACCCCGCCCATATCGCCAATATCCAGTTTAGATCCAACAACGCTCTGTATGGCATCTTCTGGAACGTCTAAATCTCTTGCATCTTCAATGTCAATCTTGCCTTGCTTTA